CGCACAATACGATTGCTACATCATCAATGAGGACTTAGGTCATTGGGATAATGCTGGCAACTGGTGGTCTAATGACTCATACAAGCCTAGCAAGTGGGGTAATTTCTTTCAGAAATATGATGACTCTTTAGACTTAAGTGAGGGCTGGGCATCAGATGATGGCATGTGCTACACCTGTGGTGATGTTATGTCAAACGAGAATAACCCGTATTATTGCGACTCATGCGGTGGATGCTATGATTGCAGTATGGTAAAAGATGATGGGTGCATGTGCTGGACACCTGAGCGTGACGATTTCAGCCGACACAAACTAGAGATGGGAAAATACAATGGACAATATGACTTTGGCTTCTAGAGAGGAAGTCAGAAAAGTAATTGTAGAGTTAATTTCTATTGCCAATTTGACAACAGAAAGTGATGATGCTATAATTGCTCGTGCAAGGTTAATACTACAACAACTAGGTGTCTGAAAATCAGACACAGAAAAGGATAGATATGAAACTAAAAGTACACCACCCAAATGGTGATGTGATAGCAGAGGTATATGATTATGCTGCTGGCGCATTACTTATGAGCCTGTATGGAGATGGCTCTTACATTACTTACAAAGGTGCGTCAGTATGGGAGGAAGGCACGGATGGAGAAGGTGCTGAAAGTTATGATACTACAAGCATGGTAATAGATTCTAGGTTAATTAGTATGGGGGTACAAGTTGACGGGTGAAGTTACGATTACTGAACTAATGGATAAATATATGATATCATCTGATGAAAAGATGAGTACTGGATTTGCTAAGTCTATTATACTAAATGATGGAACTAGTAAATATTCGGGTAGACTTCATTGGGATTCCTTTGATGGATACTCTATGACATGGGATACTCAGCAACCACCTGAGGCAGACCGACCTGAATTTGAATATGTACTTGATTGCATAACAGACTTGGAGAGATAATGGATACATTAAAAGAAGGCGTAATATGGGAAGCACAGATTAGGCGCAGTGATTTGGAGGGTAAGAGTGATGAGGAAATTAACCAAATGATTGTGGAACTAAACCTTGCGCTTCAAAGTATTTGCTGGGCGCATGGGCTACATAACTGATGGCTGGTAATATTGGCACTGGTTGGCCTACAAGTTCAATGAGTTATCATAATATGAACTATCCTGAGGTAGATTTAAGCGAAGGATTATGTGCAAATCATGACGACCCAGACTTATGGTTCGCTGGTGAGGTAGAATTAGCCGAGGGTGAGGTCTGGAGAAATACAAGAGACCAAACCCGAAGGGTTAATATAGAGATAGATAAGGCTATCTCTGCGCTGTCTGTATGTAAAAACTGTCCTGTAAAACAGGATTGTCTAGAGTTAGGTATGCGTGGTCCACAATTACATTTTGGTATATATGGTGGAACTATGCCTGGAGAAAGAATGGCTATGGTGGGCAGAATTACTAAAAACGCTTACAATAGAATGAAGGCTAAATTCGCTAGCAAGGTTAGAGAAACCATGAAAGCAAGGGGTATCTAATGGAGGCTAAACGCTATAGGGTAGAGATAAATACAAACGCTACTTTGGTTTATTATGTAGTAGAGTATGATATAGATAATGCTATTGAGTTAGCAATAAATGCACCTTATAATGAATGGCATGTGTCTGAATTTCAGACGCCACCAAATGAAGAGATAATAGCGGAGGAAACGAGGCTGTAGTAATGAAAAGGTTATTATTTTTATTGTTCATATTTTTATTTTCTCTATTTGGAATTACAGAAGTAGAGACGTCAGTTAAACCTCATAAGTGGGGTATTGCTGATAGCAAAGCCTATGCTAGGGATTCACTACTTGCATGGCACCATAATCAATGGTTATGCTTAGATAAACTATGGACAAAAGAGTCTAACTGGAGACATCAGGCGTATAATAAGCAACCAGTATATCAGAAGGGTGAGAAAATGCACGCTGGCGGTATACCACAGATTCTTGGACTTTCGCCCAACACAAACCCAGTCGAGCAAATTGACCGGGGATTGGATTATATCTCGTATCGCTATGGAACACCATGTGAGGCATGGAAGTTTTGGCAAAAGAATAATTGGTACTAATGGCTACATATGAATATAAATGCGATACGGATTTTAGAATAGTAGCAGTTGAAAGAGGAATGACCGAAAAGGAAGTCATTCCAATTTGCGAATTATGCAACTGTGAAATGATTCGTATCTATAATGCACCACCAGTCAAGTTTAATGGGACTGGATTCTACTCAACAGGAGGATAATGAAACAATCAAATTGGGATTTAGACTTGCGTGATGGAGAGGCAGGGGAAAGTAAACTTGCTGATTTATTACGTATGGATACTATAGAAGTTAAAACAGATAGACGCTGGAAAGATACAGGTAACTTATTTATTGAGGAGTCTTGTTTCTATCAAGGTAGTGGACAATGGGAACCATCAGGGCTATCAGTAAGTAAGGCTACTCATTGGGCATTTGTGATTGAAGGTAATGTAATTATAGTTACCAAGGAACATTTAATGAATACAGTTATGGACTATGGTAGACCCATAGAAAATAAACAACCACCTAATCAATCCAAAGGTCATCTTATTACCCCTGAACAATTAATAAATTATACTAGAATGAGAAATGATAAGTTTGATAAGGCTGGAGAAGCCTATAAGAATCGTGAGGAACAGGAGTATCCGGTCTGATAACTAGATTACTCGTCTTCTCCAGGCCCATCTTCTTCCCCTTGTTCCTCATCTTGCTCTACCAATTCGGTCTTTGGAGTTTCATCGTCTTGAGTATTATTATCAAAATCCTTATCTAACCAAGGTCGGAATCCACCGATTCTAGTAATAAGTTTTTTGATTGCACGATTATGACGCATGCGTACAGCATCTTCGCTGCCGATATTCATCTCGGTGGCTATGTCGCCATAATCCATAGATTCGGCGTGTTTGTAAAACAATACGGTCCTATCCTCTGTATTGAGTTTACGATACGCCTTATCTATTTCTAGCATCATGACCATAAGATTACCGCCTTCTGCTGGAGCAGGTGGCTTGCTAGGTCCAGAAAGATTTAACTTGTGAGATATTCCGAACTCACCACGCAATACAGATGGCAGTAAAGCCTCTACTATGTCAGGCTCATAAAAAAACACATCAGATGTTTCATAGCCTAATGATTTGGCTTTCCATTTCTGACAATAATCCAATGCATCATTACGAAGCGAGCGATAGATAAGATTTTTTGCATCTTTTTCGCCAATGGATTCCCACTCGTTTAACTTATTAGGATGCTCTAAAAACCATTGATAAAGTGATTGCTTGATATCCTCAAGTTCAACCATCTCATATTTTTTATGGTACTCCGCAGATACTGCGACAACAATGTAGTCCCACTTTTTAATACGTTCCCACTCTACCATTTCCAGGTCTTTCCTTCCACAGTAAATGACCTATTAACGATAGGCACTAATTGAGGTACGACAGTCTTGCCATCAACATGTAAGATACCAAAGCCTTGTTGCCAGGTAAATAATCCAGCCTTGATGTACTTAGCACTATTGTAGTTCATTAGATTACCAAGTTCTAGTCCCCAAATAGTTTTAGGTTTACCGCCACGATAAGTTTGAGTGTGATGAGTTAAACCCATGCGGTGAGTATGCCCACAGACTACAGACATACCGCTACGCTTGGCTAATCCAAGGGCTGTAGCACCAGCAGTAGGCTGGACATTACCCTCATCACCATGCATTAACAACCAGCCAGGAGCCAGTTCATATGGGTCTTTGTGATACTTAATTTCTAACTCATCAAGACCTAAGAAATTTTCTAATTGCAATTCAGGTAGGCCAAGTAATCCCGGTGCTCTCATAGCAACTGTATTAAATAATCTATCTGTATGGTTACTGCGTATCATATGTTCGACAGTTAAGTCATAAAGAACTTGACGAGTGGTATCTCTATCACGTCCAATAGAACGTTCAAACTCTAACTCAGTACCCTTACTCCATTTACTGATAGTCTGCATATCCATTTCATCACCGCAAGATACTACAGTATCGGGCTGATAAGCCTTAATAAATTTAGCCACAGCCTTGACGGCTTCTACGTCATGATATGGGACTTGAAGGTCTGAAATACAAACGATAGTTTTCATTGTGTTACCTCTTCCATTAGTTTGATTGCTTCTGACATGCTATTACTGCCAGGAAACAAGTCATCTAAAGTGTCTCCCTTTTTATATTGTAATAAATTTAATATCCAAGTATTAAAATCTAATGGCTTGGCTCCATAGAAATTCTTTTTCATGGCTATTCTTCCTGAATGCCAGTCTCTTATCATAGGTTTAACTGGTGTAATTTTACGCCCACCTCGCCAAATTACAGGCTCCCAAGCGTATTGTATGGCTACATTTACCCTTATTTGATGGAATGTTTTAGTCCAAATTGCAACTCTAACATCATCCGGACATGCAGATAAATACAATTTAAGTGATGGTGCAGATAAAGATACTGCCCACCCATCTGGGTACTCATCAACCAGTCTTTCGATTAGTTGTACGTGTGACTTAGGGTCGTCCCATATCTCCGCTTCTGTATGAAGTGAAGAATACTTTTTACCCATACCCAAATATGGTGGGTCAGCGTATGCAAATTTCATTTCTTTTTAGCACGTCTCTTATTCTCTAGACCTACATTTTTCTTTTTAGATAGAACCCTTAGATTAGATAACTTATCATTACCCTTACGACCTTTATTATCTATGTGGTCTACCTCTTGATTACGCTTTAACTTTTTGCCAGTTGCTTTTTTGTAATCATGTCTTGCTTTGTTTGTAGAAGTAGTTTCGGTAGTACCGTCTTTCTTTTTGCGTTTGATAACGTAAATTGGACGACCACCATTTTGCTTGCTTCCTTTATATGGTCCAAATATTTTCACTTTATCCCTATCTCAATAGTGCTGCTATTAAAGCCAGCAGGCTTGTTAGTTGTAGTTGAAATGCAAATAATAACTCTATCATTTATCCCATTGTCCTCTCAGTACAAGCAATCCAATGATTGCATAGTTTGCCATGTCCTTAAAAGAATCTTCGATAGATTCATGCTCAGGATTTTTACCGCTATCAACTAAGTTATTGATACGTGCTAACTTGTCATGCATACGAACCCTTAATCCATTAATAGCACCACCTGGTGCATCAGAAATGTTTCTTGGTCCGTAATCTTTATGTTTAGACAACATTAAATCTAAGAGTTCTTGGAAGGTTTGACCAACCTCTAACTCAAAAGTAGTGTCTTTATTCTCTGTCATTACCTTCCCCTTCATCCTCGATTTCTGCTAAAAAGTGCTGTAATTCACTGTCAAAATGACGCATTTCTTCCTTAATTACTACATCTTCTATGTATTTTTTCATCTTTTTAGGGCTAGATTCAGCGGCATATAAGGTTGCATAAACTGATTGAGTTATGAACTTTATATCTTTAGGATTATCTGCTGCAAAATATAAAGAACGAAGTAAAGAACCAACCATTAGTTGATATCCTCCAGGAAGAATAAGTTTAGGGTCAAATGGTAATCCATCTTCATCATCAATTAAGTGGTCAGTTGCATCAAATATATTATCAAAACGTTGACCACATATTTTGCATGGTGGAATATCTTTAGGATTCATTTAATCCCATTCTTTCTCGAATATACTGGGAGCCGTATTTGACATAGACTGAATTGACGTCTTCACCGTCCGGCATTTGCACGACTGTGACTGGCAACTCACGGGCGAGACTAGCAGCAAATTCTTTTCCTGGTTGGTCTCCATCTGCGAATACAAATATTCTCTCAAAGTCTGCGAGTAATCTGGTGTAATGTTTTTTCCAAGAGTTCGCACCAGGAACACCGACGCAAGGTATACCAATACAAGCAGACAAAGTAATAGTATCCAACTCACCTTCACAGATTCCAATCCAGTCCCCTGCTCTATCTATATCTAACACGTTGTACATTTTAGTTTCAACACCTGTCATTCCCATGTACTTAGGTTCAACGGCAGGATTAAGAGAGCGAAAACGTAAGTCGACAACACCAGTCTTGGTAATATACGGTATTGATAATCGTCCTTGGAATTGTTCGTGTCCAGTTTCAGGCTCCTCTACTACGCCGAATCGAGCCAGACGTGCTGCTTCCCTTGTTATTCCCCTGCTTGCCAGGTAATCTTCTGCCTGATAAATGTTTGCTGCGTACCTGGCTGCCGCTAGACTGAGTAATTCCTTCTGCGAATTGCTTTGCTTCACGTATATCCACTCCTTCCTTTTTTGCTATAATCTGTAAACTATTGCCTTGCATGCCACACGCAAAACAATTAAATATATTTTCTCTAGTATTAAAACTTGATGACTTATGCGTATCGTCATGGAATGGACATCTAATGTTTACTTGTCCACTAGTCCTGCTCATATCAGCACCGTAGTGCCGTAGAACATCCACTATACTTGGCATATCATCTGTCAAATACATCGCCTAACCTTAATATTAGATAAGAGTCTGCTATTCCTTTTCCTCTTGCTTTGATAATAACCGCAGGTAGGATGGATGTCTCTTCAAGGCCTCTTGCCTCTGAATAATTTCTTGCTTCAACTTGAGCCTCTTTGGTCCAACCAGAAAGGTCAATGCGACCTGACTGACCCGGGGCTTTGGCTTCGATGATTCCAATGTGTCCGAGGAAGTCTTTGCGGACGACAATATCTCCTTCATCTTTAGAACCTCTTCGTGCAAGTCTTTCACTATCAAATCCAATTCGTCTAAAATAATCTCGTAAGTCGGTTTCAAAGTTTGCTCCTCTAGCCTTATGGCTTTTTCTAGTTGTCATGAATTTTCTGGTATATCTTCTACATACATGTATTCAGGATTAAATGCTAACCATGTCATTAGCGTTCCATTAGCATCTGCTCTACCGTAACGATTTTTGACTGCTGCCACGCCAAGCGATGTGCCCACCGTACCGAGTGTACATATGAGCGCAGGAAGTTGAGAGACCTTACCTTGGATTGCGCTTCTTGGCTGACAAGGATTCCCAGGAACTGCTTCAGAAGTGTGATGTAATACAACAATCGCAGCGTTAGTGGCTCTGGCAAGATACTTCAACTCCTTCATAATCGCTCTCATTGAGGCGAACTCTTCGCCACCATCTGTGGCTACATCCATTAAGTTATCTAAAACTATAAGTGTTGGTGCACAACCCCACAATTCTTCAAAGGCTTGTACTTCCTCATCAATATCTTGCAGGGTTGGCGATGATTCAAACGACCAGACTATATGGCTTCCTTTTTGGAGGATTGCTTTAGTCCATCCAACATCAGTATTAAGTTTCTGTTCAACATCTGTTTGATTCTTACCAGATATCATTGATGCTAGGCGCATAGCCATAGTATGTGCATTGGTATCAGCGGAGATGTAAAGAGTTGGAACATTTGTTTTTAATGCAAGTGCTAGAGCAAGTGTTGATTTACCTGCACCTGGAGCACCTGCAAACATAGAAACTTCTGAACGCCTAATTATAATCTTGGACGCTTCAAATGATTTAAAACAACTAGGTAGAGGTTCCCCACCGATAGAGGCTCTACCTACAGACCTGACAAGTGTACGCATCTATCCCCCTACCTATTTGTTAAAATGGAAATTCTTGGTCTGTTAATTTATTGGCTTGCATTGGTCCGCGCCCTGAGGCATCGGACAGACCCACATCGCGTAAGGATTTCCCGTCTTGCTTGAGATTCCCGACTTGTACTTCCTCGCCCCGTGCTGACATGTCGGCCCTGCTGAGGTAGCGGATGGAGCCGATGCCTGGGGTGGAGTTGAGGACTGCGGAGGCTTTATGCTTGTAGTGGTACTGGGCGTCGATAAAGGGGCGGTATTACTTGCTCCCACCACCAACTTTTGTACTGCTGCAATTTGAGTAGCGTAGTCGCCAACGCCCTCAAGCAGTACACTTAATTCATCAGCAGTATTTGCTCTGATGTTAATCATATCTCCGTTAGGAGTTTTATATGATACTTGTAACTTCCATTCTTCTGCCATTTATCCTTCTTTCTTTGTAGAGAACTGACAATGAGCGGTCAATCCGCACATGTACTGACAAGAGTTTGTGTTGGGCAAAAATATTCCTGCCTTCCTAGCCTTGTCAAAACCTTTAATCAGGAACTCCATCTTATCATATGTGTATCCTGAAAGGTCAACCATCTCTACAGTATTGCTACCTCGAGACATGTAGTAATTTCCCCAGTTCACTTCTATACCAAAAGTTTCTTCTAAACCAAGTTTATAAAAACCTAGTTGCAAAGTACTGGTGGGCGTGTTCTTTGATGTTTTGAGGTCAACAATTACTAGTTGCCCATTGACTTCAAAAACTCTGTCTATAACCATCTTGACTGGAACATCAGCAACTATTGGCGTTAGTTCCAATTCTATTGCTGGCCTACCATCAGGTGCTGTCCATATTTTCCAATTGGTATTCTGCTTACGCCAAGCGATGTATTGCTCAACCCACATTGGTCCTGATGTTTGCCAAAAACTTATATCTTCTTTGTTTGGATTAATCTTAGTGGCTTTACCACCTACACGAGCATTGGTTAAGTCAACACCCTCAGACTCTTTTGCCCATGCCTTGTCCCATAAAGATTGGCTCATAGATTTTCCCTATCATACATTTCTGTAGCAAGGTGAAATGCTGAACCACCAACAGACCATACAGATGGCTCTTCTTGTTTTTCTAATAATCTACCAAGATAATACTGATATCCACAGGTAAGATAGGTGCTAAAAGCACTGTAAGACATATGTTCTGGCAGTGTATATTCTTCGAGTTTTATTGTCATAGGATAATTATACCTACAGTAAAGGGTTAGTGTTGTAGCGTTGAATTAGTGACGGTACAACATAGATTGGTTGGTGTGTGTATAATTGATATTAATATAATATATAATAAGACCCCGAAGGGGTCTATAATATAATATATAATTAATTATATATCGAAGGAGTACTATGTCAGAAATCGTTAATAATACCTTTTGGGCAGTATTTTATGGGTCTACTTTAGGAACCCTAACCGTATACCTAATTACATCCCTACTGGACGAGTACAGGAGCAACAAACATCGCAAGGAAATTGAACTCCTAATGGAGGAATGGGAAGACCTAGAAGACTAGCAAAACACGAGAATAAACGACAAAAGACCCCCCTTCCTAGTATCTCTACTGGGTCGGGGGGTTTTCGTGTCTTAAAACGGCCTTTAAAGGCTAATTAGGGGTATTTATTTGGAGCCTATGCCGTACTCTTTTTCGGTCTTATCTGCCCATTTAGCCAATGGTGCAGCCAATGCGCCAATTAGGATTGCTTGCTCAGGGGCTAGGTCAGCAGCCAGTGCTAATCCCATAGTCACTGCTGATGCTAGAACAGCACGGACATAAGACTTAACTGCAGCCTTAGTCTTCTTGCTCTTTAACTTAGCAATTAAATCTTTCATTTGTTCTCCTTCTTTGGTAGAGGTTTTACTGATGCCTTTACCTTGTTGAGTGTTGTTACTTTTCCCAGCCAAGGAAACCAAGGTGACGTATCGTTACCGCAGTTATCTTTGATGGAAATATGTAGGTGTTTATTATGTTGATTTACTCCAGTATATCTGGCTTCACCATTCTTGGCTGACCAAATCTTACCTTGAAATATTAGATATTTAACTCTTGAATCTGACTGCAACTTATCATAGATTTCAAAGCAGTCAATACCATTTTTAGGGTCATGAGTTAAATCTACTGCATACCCTGTATTGTGGTCTGAGTTAGGACTCTGTTTTAGATGAGCAGCAGATGGTAGCAGACCATCGCTGGCTTTCTTGCGCTTCGGTCTTAACGCCGTCGCTTGACGGAGAACAGCAATTGCAGCAGGTGTGGCTCTCTTTACAACAGTCATTGTTTACTTCTTTCTTATCCATACTTGCCATCCCATACGTAATATATCTATATCTGATTTATGTTTTAATAGCCAGGCATTTATTGCTGGCTTAGGATTCTTATCTGTACCATCTGGATGGTCCCACTCATAATCATCAAATGCCATAATACCACCAGGTTTTAATAAGTCCCA